TCAGGGCGCTAAGTGTGTAGTCCTATGTAATGAGGAAGCATACGAGCGTGTGGGTGCAAGATACCTTAGTGCTGCAACCAATATGACAATGGAAGAGGTTAAGGGTAATGTAGCTCTAGCACGTAAACGCTATGAGCCAGTACGCCAGAACATTCGTATCAAGGATAGCACTAACAAAGATCTGCAGTGGGTTGAGTCCTTAGTCAAACAAGAGAAGCCAGACATTCTTATATTAGACATGGGAGATAAATTTGCTACAAAGAACAGCGATAAGTCCGATGTGTACCTAAAAGATGCCGCTATCTATGCACGTAACATAGCCAAGCAATATAACTGTTGTGTTGTATGGATGTCACAGTTGAGTGCTGTAGCTGAAGGTAAGGTATATGTAGATCAATCCATGATGGAAGGCAGTAAGACAGGCAAGGCAGCAGAAGCAGATTTGATGCTGTTGATAAGTAAGAACCCTATAGTTGAAGGTGCTGATGAAGAGGATACTCAGCGACACTTAAACATAGCAAAGAATAAACTTAAGGGTGGATGGCATGGGGTTGTCCACTGTGAATTAGATGGTGGTAGATCGCTATACACCGCATAGGAGAGAACATGAGAATAGTATTAGATGTAGAGAACACAACACAAAGACGAAACAATAAGTGGCATCTAGACCCCTACGAGCAGGGAAACTTTCTTGTACAGGTTGGTATGCAAAATGCAGATGCACCTGACGAGACACACATTGTTAACATAGACCATCAAGAAAAGAAGGATACCAGTGGCGCTGGGCGTAAGCTTATCCAGGATATACTGGATCTTACAAAGCTTTTAATCATGCACAATGCACAACACGATATGATGTGGCTGTGGGAGTGTGGCTTTAAGTATGATGGAGCTATCTATGATACAATGTTAGCTGAGTATATACTGTTGAGAGGTCAGAAGTTACCACTCAGTCTTGACGGTTGCGCCCAACGCAGAAAGCTAGATATGCAGAAGCAAGACACACTCAAGAATTACTTTAAAGAAGGGTACAATACAAATGAAATACCGTTGGATGAACTTAGCTTTTATCTTAGGGGTGATCTCGACACCACTCGTGAGTTGTTCCATGCAATCGAAGCAGACTATGTCGAGCCTGAGTCCAAGTCCTTGCATACAATCAGAGACGTTACCTTTAGAACCTGTCAAACCCTCACCCGAATGTACATGTCAGGAATCAGGGTGGATAGATCTGCCCTTGACCAAGTGAGGCTAGAGTTTGAGCAAGAGAAAGCAGGTATAGAAGACAGACTACAACAACAGGTACGCAGGATTATGGGTGATACGCCTATTAATCTCAACTCTCCAGAGCAAATGTCTCAGGTTGTATTCTCTTGTAAACCTAAAGACAAGAAGGAATGGGTAGAGTTATTCGAACACACGTATAACAAGAAAGAGTTTAGGGCAGCAGTAGAAGCAAACAGTACTATCATACGTAGGACTAAGGCATTTACATGTCCAACCTGTCAAGGTGAAGGCAAGGTATATCGTATCAAGAAAGATGGTACAAAGTTTGCTAGACCTAACAAGTGCAAAGACTGTGATGCTAGAGGCTATCAGCTTAAACCACTAAATCATTTAGCAGGTCTAGGTTTTGCTGCACCCAGTAAGAAGTGGGTTAGTGCCAATGGTTTCAGCACTGGTAAGGATAACTTAGATGTGTTGATTGGTACTGCCAAGACTAAGAAGATGGACGAAGCTGTATCATTCCTGACAGACCTGAAGCGTTTGTCTGCTGTTAGTAGCTACCTGAGTGCCTTTGTTGAGGGCATTGACACGTTCACTAAGTCTGATGGCTTTCTACATGTAGGTTTAACTCAACACATTACAGCTACTGGACGTTTCAGTGGGCGTAACCCTAATATGCAGAACATGCCAAGAGGCGGTACATTCCCAGTTAAGAAGGTGTTTGTATCTCGATGGAAGGGTGGTCACATTCTAGAGGCTGACTTTGCTCAGCTTGAGTTTAGAGTTGCTGCGTTCCTAGCTCAAGATCCTGTTGCTATAGAAGAGATAGCTACAGGGTTTGATGTGCATAGTTATACTGCTAAAGTTATTACAGATGCAGGGCAACCAACATCTCGCCAGGATGCCAAGGCACATACATTTGCACCCCTTTTCGGGGCTACTGGGTATGGTAGATCTAAGGCTGAAGAGGCATACTACATACACTTTAATGAGAAGTATGAGGGTGTAGCTGCATGGCACAAAAAGTTAGGCGATGAAGCTATACGATTTAATAAGATAACTAATAAGTCAGGGCGACAATATGCTTTCCCTGATGTTAAGCGCAATGCAAGGGGTGGGGTATCACACTTTACCATGATTAAGAACTATCCAGTACAAGGCTTTGCTACTGGGGATGTTGTACCTGTTGTGTTGATTGAAATGGAAGAGAGGATGAAGCATCTAAAATCTTGTTTAGTTAATACTGTACACGATTCAAGTGTGGCAGATGTGCATCCAGAGGAGAAAGATGAGGTATTACAAATAATTGAAGATATGAACGATGATTTAACCAACCTGATAGAGAAATCTTATGGCGTTAAAATGAATGTACCACTGCTATTAGAATCTAAAATAGGTCCGAATTGGCTTGACGTACAGGACGTTTGACGGTATAACTGAGTCTCTTTAACACAAATCTCATGAGGTAAATAATGAGTACAGAAATATCAATAACTGGCATGGATAATGCCTCTATGGCTGCACTGATGGGTGTATCCGCAGAAACTAAACAATCAGCATCTTCTCTTGCACGTATTAACGTTGTAAGTACAGCCCTGAAGGGTGAAATGGAGCTTGGTGGTAAGAAGATCAAGACAGATGTAGTACCTGTAGGTGCATACAAGATTACGCAGGGTGACGATGTGTTCTACGCAGAACAGATAAGCATTCGTGTATTCGCCCAGCGCCAACAATGGCAACGTTGGAATGCATCAACTAATGAGATGGAGAAGTCTGTTATGACTACATCACTCAATGGTGACCTACAGGATAGCATAGGTGGCTTCAACTTAGGTAGACCATCAGGTTATGTAGAGGATTGGAATGCCTTACCTGAAGCAACTAAGGATCTAATGCGTACTGTTAAGCGTGTTAAGATCTTTATGGGTCTTCTCACTGTCAAATCTCCTATAGATGAACATGGTGAGCCTATCTCTAAAGAGTATGTAGACCTACCGTTTGTAATGGATGTAAAGAACCGTGACAGTCTAAAGAACTTAGATGGTGCTTTAAAGACAGTACAGAGAGCTAATCTCTTGCCTATCATGTCTACACTAGAATTAGCAGGCCAAGAGGGTTCAATCCCTACAGGTGCTACGTTTGGCTACATCACTGCTAAGGCAGGAGATAAGGTAGAACTTACTGAAGCTGATAACCAAACACTCAAGGACTTCTTAAGCTTCATTGAGTATGGCAATGGTAAGATCCTAGACTTATACAATGAACGCTCTGACAAGGGTATGAGTGCAGCAGACGCTGAGCTTGTAGGTTCTATTGTAGATGTGGATGCTGACTAATGAATCATCCTGCAGAATTAGCTATGGTATCATTCCTACAAAAGGCTATGGCAGGTGAGTCCACTATGACTGAAGAGGTGGCTGATAAAGTCGCCTCTGATGTTAAGGATGCTTTGTTTAAGCAGTTCGACAGTGGTCCTCGTGATGATTTCCGTTTGCGTATGTCTAACATAGGTAAGCCAAGATGTCAGCTATGGTTTGAGAAGAATGAACCTGAAGACAAGACACCCTTTCCACCACACTTCCTGATGAACATGATATTAGGGGATATAGTTGAAGCTGTATTCAAGGGTATCATGAGAGCAGCAAAGGTTGACTTTAAAGATAATGATTATGTTACTCTTAAGTTACCTAATGGTGTAGAGATTAAAGGTGAATACGATATGGAATTGGATGGTAAGATTGACGATGTAAAGTCAGCCTCACCTTGGTCATATCAGAACAAGTTTGCATCCTTTGATGCCTTAGCTACAGGAGACAGTTTCGGCTATATCCCACAGCTTGTAGGCTATGCAGAGGGCGCAGGTAAAGAGGTTGGTGGTTGGTGGGTAGTCAACAAGGCTAACGGAGAATTTAAGTATGTTTCTGCCAGTAGTGTAGATAAAGAAGCAGTACTTGATGATATCGAAGACCTGACAGATTACATCAACAATGATGAACCTTTTGAGCGTGAATTTGAGCCTATCGAAGAAACGTTTTACCGCAAGAAGACAGGTAACACTAAGCTAGGAGTTACATGTGGCTTCTGTGCATTTAAGCACAAGTGTTGGCCTACACTACAGACTTTACCTTCACCTAACTCGAAGGCTAAGAACCCACCTATGATTGACTATATAACTTTAAAGGAAGACTAATGCCTAAACTAACTATAAATGATAAAGAATATGATACTGAAGACTTCAATGAAGATCAGATAGCTATGTATAATGAAATTATGCTTGCTAAAGGTGAGATGCAAAGATGTGAATATGTATTTAAAGTACTTGAAGCACGATGTAATCAATTAGCAGGTATGATTGAGGCTAAGCCAGAAGAAACTACTGATGGCTAAAAGAACAACAGCGAGATATCACAACTCTCGACGTTACCGCAGTGGTCTTGAGAAACAGGCCGCTGCATTCTTAAGCGAACACCAAAAAGAAGTTAAGTATGAGCTACTGAAGATAGAGTGGGAAGACCTACGTTACAGAACTTATACACCAGACTTTGAGTTAGACAACGGCATCATAATTGAGACAAAAGGTATACTTGATAATGATGATAAACGTAAGCATTTAGCCATACAGAAACAACATCCAGAGTTGGATATTAGGTTTGTATTTAGTAACGCTAATGCCAAGTTGTACAAGGGTGCTAAGAGTAGATACTGTGATTGGTGTGATAAGAATAATTTTCTTTGGTCACATCGAATAATACCTCAAGAATGGTTGACAGAAAAGGGTACAAGATCTAAAAAAGATAAGATAATACTTAAAACAAAAAGGAAAGATTAATGGTGTTTCAGTTAGACGACGATGAAATGGCTCTGGTTATCAAGCCTTTGTATGAAGATAATGGTGATTGGGAAGGTGATGTAGCTACTGGTGTGGCTATGAATGATTCAATCTCTCTAGACTTAAACATACAACGAGGTATGGTTAATATCATCACTCTAATGACATCTTTTCTTTCGTATTCAGATGATAAAGAAGAACTTGTAGATGAAGTAATCAAGTGGCGTGAAAAACTGTTTGCTGAATTAGATGAATCACCTTTTGCAGAGTACGAAACAGATGATAACAGTAACGTAATAACATTGACTAAGTTTACTAAGACAAAAGGGAGCGCATAATGGCTAAATGGAATCTAGAAAAACAGAGAGAAAACCAAGGGTTTGATCCAGTTAATAAACCAGCGCACTACAATCAAGATGGTATTGAGTGCATAGACTATATTCAACAAGTAGTAGGCCTGGATGGTTTCATCGCATATTGTCATGGTAACATGATTAAGTATCAACACAGATACCGCTACAAGGGTAATGGTGTAGAGGATATGAAGAAGGCAGCATGGTACTTATCTAGAATGAACAAGGCTCTTGCGGAGAAGCATAAATGAGTGACAAGAATTTTGACGTAACAATGCAGGTTACAGTCAGTAAAGACAACAACATCCTATCGTCTCATGAGGAGTCACACTCGGATGATGTAAAAGATTTAGTGTTGGATACGTTCTATGACGTAGACGATGTTGAAGTAAACAATGTAATAGTAAAAGAGAGAGAGTTAAATGAATAGTTTAAGAGAGTATCAAATTAAGGCGGTGGGCTTTGCTATATATCCTGCAACACATAAGGTCCTGTACCCAACGTTGGGCTTGTGTGGCGAAGCAGGAGAGATAGCTGAGAAGGTTAAGAAACAGGTACGAGATAATAATTTTAATAGGCATGAAGTAGCGAAGGAACTAGGAGATGTACTCTGGTATCTGGCAAATCTGTCTAACGATATTGGCTATAACCTAGACGAGATAGCTAACATTAATATTGAAAAGCTTACATCACGTAAGGAGAGAAACAAGATACAGGGATCAGGAGACAACAGATGAACAATCACTTACCAACAGACTACCAATCATTTATACACAAATCACGTTATGCTAAGTATTATGAGGGTGATGGACGTGAATCGTGGGAAGATACTATTGTGAGATACTCTGCTAATGTAATACGAGACTTGGTTGATCAGAACACTAAGTATGAATTAGAACAAGCAATCTTAGGCTTAGAAGTAATGCCTAGTATGCGCTCTCTAATGACTGCAGGTAAGGCAGCAGACAGAGACAATACCTGTATGTATAATTGTAGTTACTTAGCTGTTGATGATGTTAAAGCATTTGATGAAGCTATGTTTATCCTACTGTGTGGTACTGGTGTAGGCTTCTCTGTAGAACGTCAATCCATATCTAAGCTACCTGAAGTGCCGTTTCTCTGGAACAGTGAAACAAACATTGTTGTAAAAGATAGCAAAGAAGGTTGGGCTAAAGCGTTACGTCAAATGATTGCATTACTATACAGTGGTGAGATCCCTACGTGGGACGTTTCTAAGGTTAGACCTGCAGGTGCGCCACTTAAAACGTTTGGTGGTAGAGCATCAGGACCTGCTCCGTTGGTAGACCTATTTAACTTTGTAATTAAGACATTCAAGGATGCACAAAACCGTAAGCTATCCTCACTAGAATGCCATGACATTATGTGTAAGATAGGCGAAGTAGTTGTGGTAGGCGGTGTGAGACGCTCAGCGATGATCTCATTATCAAATCTATCAGACGACAGAATGCGTCACGCTAAGTCTGGCTCATGGTGGGAGAATGATCCACAACGTGCATTAGCTAACAACTCTGTGTCATACACTGAGAAGCCTGACAGTCTATCGTTTATGCGTGAGTGGATGGCGTTAGTTGAGTCTGGCTCAGGAGAGCGTGGCATCTTCAACAGACAAGCTTCTAAGGTACAAGCGGCTAAGAATGGTAGACGTGATGCTGACTATGACTTCGGCACTAACCCATGCAGCGAAATAATTTTGAGGAAGAATCAATTCTGTAATCTAACAGAGGTAGTTGTACGTGCAACAGACACACTGGACACCTTATCTGAGAAGGTAAGGCTTGCAACTATACTTGGTACTATTCAGTCTAGCTTCACTAAGTTTCCCTACTTACGTAAGATCTGGACTAAGAATACCGAAGAAGAAAGACTACTTGGTGTGTCGTTAACAGGCATTATGGATAACCCCTTAATGACCCTCAAAAACAAAGGATTGGAGAAGACTCTTGACCACCTTAAACAAATCGCCGTTACTACTAACGCTACTTGGGCTGAACGCCTTGATATCCCTGTCAGTGCTGCTATCTGCTGTGTTAAACCAAGCGGTACTGTCAGCCAACTGGTTGACTCTAGCAGTGGGATTCATGCTCGTCACTCAGCCTATTATATTAGGACTGTTCGTGGAGACAACAAAGACCCGTTGACAAAGTTCATGATTGATCAGGGTATACCTAATGAGCCAGACGTAATGAAGCCAGATGCTACTACAGTGTTTAGCTTTCCTATGAAAGCTCCAGAGGGTGCAACAGTTACTGCTGATATGACTGCCATAGAACAGCTAGAGATGTGGTTAGCTTATCAGAGATTCTGGTGTGAGCATAAGCCCAGCGTTACAATCAACGTAAAGAATGATGAATGGTTTGAAGTAGGAGCATTCGTATATAAACACTTCGATGAAATGTCTGGTGTATCATTCCTACCGTTTAATGAACATACGTATCAACAAGCACCATACCAAGAGTGTGATGAATCAACATATCATAAGATGTTAGGTATTATGCCATCCAATATTGATTGGTCATTGCTCTCTGAGTACGAGAGTGAAGATAATACATCAGGTAGCCAGACACTAGCTTGCTCTGGAGACGCTTGTGAAATTGTAGACTTAACATAAATAGAACTACCTCACCTGTACTGTAAAAGGTATACGGTGAGGTATCAACTTTAAAGGGATAAACATGTATACTATCATAACAAGAGATAACTGTAGCTTCTGTGATATGGCTAAGATGATGCTAAAAGAGTCTAACATAGCCTACACAGAATATAACGTACAATCAGGTAGCTCTCAGTGGGTACTAACACTTATAAGACAGGCAAATCATACAACAGTACCACAGCTTTTTGCTTCTGATGGTAGCTACATTGGTGGTTTAGCAGAGTTAAAGGAGTTTCTTGGTACTTTTAAAGAGGGCGCTTTGTAATGCAGTTAGACTTTTTTAAGAGTACTAATAAAAAGCCAGATACTACCGCAAAGATATGTAAGAAATGTAAAGAACTTAGACCTATAGAGGATTATAGGTTATATAGAAGAGCAACAGGGGATAGAAACTCTAGAGATAGTAAATGCAGACAATGTTCAAGGCACTCAGAAAAAATAGCATTTACGCTAAGGAAATCTGCACCTAAATATTCAGGATCTTGTGATTGTTGTGGTAAGGAAGAAGAAAAACCTGTCTTAGATCATTGTCATGATAGAGAAATATTTAGAGGTTGGCTATGTTCACCTTGTAACTTAGGTATTGGTACTCTGGGTGATACTATAGAAGATTTAGAAAACGCACTAGCCTATTTAAGAAAGACTGAGAATGAACAACAATCTTGAGCCACTACAGAAGCCCACACGCTCTAGACGAAAAACAACATACAAGGGTGCAGCAGTAAAGACTACATCAGGTATACTTCCAAGGACAGATAAACAGAAAGACTTAATAGACGCTATAAAAAGAAACCAACAAGTCCTGATACTAGGTCCTGCTGGTACTGGTAAAACTTATGTAACAGCTACTTGTGCTGCAGATTTGTATATTACTAAAGATATAGATAAGATCGTTATAACACGCCCTCACGTAGCTGTAGGTAAAGATATAGGGTTTCTTCCAGGAACACTCGAAGAGAAGGCTCAGCCGTGGGCGTTGCCCGTCCTAGACGTACTTATAAAGCATTTAGGTAAGGGTGCTGTAGATACGGCTCTAAAGAGTGGTAATATTGAGGTTGCTACACTAGCGTTGATGCGTGGACGTAGCTTTGACAATGCGTTTATAATTGTAGATGAAGCACAGAATATAGAGATACCAGAGATTAAGATGCTGTTGACTAGGGTAGGTGAAGGTAGTACTATTGTGCTTAACGGCGATATCCAACAATCAGATCTAACAAGAATGTCTGGTCTTTATAAGATCATACACTTAACTAAGAAACATATGTTGAATGTTCCTGTTGTTGAGTTTGGTATTGAAGACATTGTGCGTAGCGGTATCTGTGCAGAGTGGGTTAAAGTGTTTATGAAAGAAGGCTTATGAAGTTAGAAAAAGAAGCTAAAGAATATGTTAACTCTAAGCAAGAACACTTTGAAGAGATATTACTTTACGAGATACATAAGTTAAAAGTCCACATAAGCAAAAGCCTCTGGGACAGTCCTGAGCTAGTTAAAGCTAAAGATTGTCTCACAGAGGCTTCACTGTGGGCTAAGGAATGTGCTAAGAAACACGGTATAAAGTAATTATACTTTGTAGTTATTCTCTAATGCTTTGATGTAGTTAATGTATACCCTAAGCTCAGCAAAAGACATATCTTCTACGTCTACTTCTATGTTATATTTAGATTCAAAGAAACGTTTAGCTTCTCTACGTAGTTCTTTTGAACCCATAGATGCTGCTTTCTTGGCTAATGCTATACGTTTATTCTCTGCACCAGCGCCGCCTGTTCTTACTTTCTTACGTATGCCTGTCTTCACAGTTGAAACCATTTCTCTAAGCATAATACGTTTCTTATCTAGATTAGCTTTCCTAAACTTAGGAGAGTCTAGTAGTGTTTGAGTACGTCTCTCTAGCATAGGTGCAATTAGATTATTTAACATACGGTCATACTCAGGCATCTTGGTTCTTTCAGATGCTTGCCACGGATGCATTTCAGCCATAGAATATACCTGCTCTGTAGCTGTACGTCCCTGCTTTACGTTAATACCAAATACACGAGCAAAGGGGTTAGGGTCATATACATCACCTTCTCTTGTAGCGACTTTAAGAGTCTCCCCTGTTATAGAATCTGTCTTATCAATAAACAGTTCTATTATATTATCAAAGTATTTAGTTGAGGCTTGTGTAAAAGTTTCCATACCAGTATCAGCTTGACGTATATCTTTAGCAGTATCATCATCATTGATGTAACCAGCAACTCTGTTTACTGCATCTAGAGGTCTAGCAAAACCTGCTAGTATATTCCCTGTAACTTTACCAAAAGCTTTCATATCAACACCACGCTCACCACCTGAGTTACTAAATGCGTCCATGATATTTAAGAGATCATTACTAAACTGTGCATCTTTAGCAAGTTGACCAACAGCTAATTGAGCGCTGGCCTCTTGTAACAACTCTCTTGGTACAGTTTCGCCATTCATTTTCATATTCCACATACGTCCAAATGCAAGATATGCAGATAGAGGAAAGGTGTTTTTAGCATCTATAATAGTACCACCATCACCTTCAAGCTCATAGTAAGCTAAACCCTTTTCTCGTCTATCATCATCAAACTTAGCCATTTGATATAAGAAAGCTGTGCCTACTGTAGCTCTAGCTACTACTTCACCAACATCTGAGTCTATGCCTAACTCTTTATCTTTCTTAAACATATTAACTACTGCTCTCCTAGTAGGTCCTGCAGCAGATATATAACCTGCAGGTGACCACTTATAAGAGTATGCTAATACGTTATTAAAGAATCTACCAAAGGGCAGTATAGTGCCTAGACCTGGTGTTCTTGAAACCATTTCTACAATCTTAGCTGATTGGCGTAGTAGTTTAGGTGTAGCTTCAGTAGTATAGTCTGCAGAGAATACAGATTCCATAGTATTACCCATAGCTTTACCTAATATTGCTTCGTCCAGTAAAGCATCATCACCTTCTTGTAGAACTTCTTTGAGAGTAACACCGTACTTCATACGTACTGCTTTATCCATCTCAGCCATAAACATCTGAGACTTAGTAAAACTATCTTGTATACGAACACCTGTAACAGCGTTTGATCCTTTAGTTACTGCTTCTAACCCTTTAAAAATCTTTGAGTCTGGGTTTATGTTAAATCTTTCAGCATTAACATCAACACCCCCTGTTAGAGTTTCAAAAAGAGTTTGCTTTACTTCTACATTAGAGTCAAGAAACTTCATGTAAGTGTCGTGTGTAGTAAAAGGATCTAATAGATTACGTATCTTTTGCGCTTGAAGATCTACTAGCATTCCTGCTTGCTTAAACGTTTCTTTACCACCTAAGCTATTACCCATCGTCATTTGACCTAAACCCTTAAGACTTAGCGCACCTGCATTTAAAACATCAGCAAGCGATTGGCCTACGTAAAACTGAGTAAACCCTGCAACGTTTAGTGCTGTTGTAGCAGGAGAGGATACCAATAAACGTTTCCATACAGACTGTGCGTAGCCTAGTTTATCTGTACGCATAGCTTTTTGTTCTGCTTCAATAGCTTCTTTGGATGCAGGAGTTGTTAACCTATCAATCATAGTATCATTAACAGATAGAAGAGCAGAACTTTTTAGTTTACCAAACTGTCCCATTGTACCTAATATAGTACCTGCTTCACTAATAGACTTAGCAAATATATCAGACAGTGCTGTAGAATCCATAGCAAGATCACCTAAATGAAATCCTGCATCAGCTTCAATTCTTTTATTTAACCTCATTAGATCATCTTCTGGTATCATAACTATAGCATTAGTAATAGCATCTGATACTGTCCTACCTCTCATGTCTATAGAAGAGTCTTTAAGCATCTGTATGATGCCACTTTTTCTATCTCCACCAAATAGTAAGTCTTTAAATAACTCAGAAGGCATAGCAGTTTTAGTCATGCCAGAACCACGATTAACTTTAGCTTCCCAAGAGTCTATACTTTTCTCAATAGTAGATACTAACTTCTTAGTTTCTCCTTTAGATATACTTGGTGTGTTTTTACGCAGTACTTCCTGCTTAGTTCTATCTAAGGGTGATATTGCTTGGTCTAAGCCTGATATACCTTTTAGCTTACCTGCTGCTATTTGTGCAGCACCACCAACACCGCCTAATAAAGCACTAAAACTTGTTTGCATCTTAGATATCTTATCTTGTATACCAACTTCTATCATAACATTTTGTGCTTGTACGTCCTGTAGTACAGCAAATGCAGAATCTAATGCTACTGTTTTCTTTACAGCAGATAGAGATGCTTTCTTAAATAAATCTTCTTGTGCTTCTTTCATGGCTGTTCTAGCAAAAGACCTACGGCCTTCAGTAAAAGCATTCTGAGCTACTTTCTCAAACACTTGTGCGGTAGCCTTACTTGAAGCACCTGCTTGTGTGAACCTTTGTGCAGCAGTTACAGCGGCATCATTAGCAAACTTTTTAGCTGACTCTTTAGTTGCTGTACTCTTAAGTGCATCCCTACCTGCTTTTCTTACTGCTGCTTTTACAGCTTTCTTACCTGTTATAGATACACCTGCTGCACCTAACTTAGCTGTACCGCCTGTTACAAGACCTAAATAGTTTGTAGGGTCTTTAAGCATAGCTTCCATATATTGACCTACACCCTTAACTGCACCAAAGAAGCCATCATTCTGAAAGACATTACCTAATTGGTCATACACTTTATAAGCATTACGGGCTACTGCTTTTGTGCTTTCATCACCCTTCTGTACAAAGCGTAACTCACCTGCGGTAGATACAGTATTAGCATTAAAGAATCTCATGTGTTCTACAAAGTCGTCAACAATCTCTTGATCATCTTTATCTTTGTACTGCACACCCTTACGTTCTATCATATACTGTTTAATAGGTTGTAAGTTTTTGTAGTTTAAAAGATCATCTTTACTAAGTGTATCACCTGATGCTACGTACTCAGATATTGTAGGCTCTTGTTTAAATAAGTCAGATGAAGAAGTTGAGTATAGATCTTCTCCAAAGTTGACTGATTTCATATCGTCTAGTATACCCATTATTTTACACCTAATGTTCTATTAATCCAATCAGGTCCTTTAGACTTTAAACCTTCTTCTTCACCTTGAATCTTATCTATCATAACAGATCCGTTTTTGATTCTTTCTATAGGTATCTCTCTTAAGTCTTCAGCACTAACCTTAAATGCACCTAATCTACCCTTTACTTTTATCTTGTAAAAAGCACCTTCTTGAGGATTAGCATATAAACTTAATGCGCCATTAATATTCATTTCTTGTTTAGTAGGTTCTATAGCTTCTTCTAGATCATCTCTAAACTCAAAGTTCCAAGATCCTATAGCGCTGGTAGGTAAACCTGCTTTATCTCTCTCTTTTCTAGTCATCTTCTTCCAATCCGCACGGGTATATTCCATAGAATATCTATCTTCCATGTGAGGTAGTGGGTATGTATCCATGTAATCTTTTACTCTTTGTTCTTGTTCTTCAGTAAAAGGTATTATGACTTTTTCTTCTCCACCTACAGTTATTGTTTGTTCTGATATAGGAGCATCTAATGGAGTAACTTTAATAGTTTCATTATAATCAGGGTCTATAGTAAGATCTGATGCTCTCTCTTTAGTACCTACTACTTCTTGACCTGTTTCCCTATCAACAGTAATTACTTCACCTGACTCAGGGTCTATAACTTTCTTAGGTTTTGTTTGAGTGCTTACGTAATCTGATCCATATACTGTTGTCAAAAAGCCTTTAACAGCAGGGTTAGTGTAGAAACTATTACCATACTTATTACTATAACCTGCAACTACAGGGTCAAGTGTACTCCTAAAACCTTGTAATATTTCTTTTGAAGCATCTCGTTTAAGTGACATCTCAAATTGTGCTAGTTTAGTTGTTGCTTCAGGATCATCTCCTAGCTCTAATCTTTTCTTTTCTACAAGCTTTTCTATGTTGAGATCTATTTCGGTTGCTTTATTTACTACTGCCTCTGACTTAAGATAATCGGCCTTCATCTTGTTGTATTTCTCAACAAAGTTTATACCTTCTACATCATCCATAAAGGGCTTTTGTGTATAATTGATGTACGCATTATCAAAGCCAGCCATCTTAGTGTAATCGTCTGATGCAGCCATATCATTTATTTGTTGTACAGTTAAACCTTGTGCAAATGTATCTCTAGCTAAATCATCATTAGCTCCAACTCCTAGCATCTTAGCTAGGAAGTTTCTATCAGGTGACTTAGCTTCAGTAGGCACTGCACCATATACAGCTTTATACATATCATCATAGTCAAAGTTTACATCTGGTAAGTCTGGCATATCTGTAATAGCATCAATATCATCAGTACTTAAAGAAGTCATGCCTCTTTGGTCAGCTGCTTTTTGTAGATTAGTTACAAACTTTTGTATACCGTCAAACCCAGAGTTTAAAGCAATAGCAACTTGCTTTTCAGATGCGCCCAGCGCTTTAGCTTGATTGCCATACTCTGCTGCTTGCCTAGCTAAAGACCTACGTTTCCCTATTAAAGGTAAGTTCTGCCTTGCTTGAGCTTTTTCTTGTTTCTTAAAAGCTGCTCTTTCTTCACTCTTTTTATCTAAATAGTCAGCAGCTTCCTCTAATGCACCTAGACCAAACTGTTCCCAATCAACATTTAAACCCATAATTATATTCCTTTTGACATCAGACCCGTAGGCATTTCAGTTTTTTCTTCACTCATAGGTTCTTCTATTTCTGTAGCCATATCCATAGGCATTGCCTCTTCTTCATCAGGCATATCATCACTAAGACCTTCAGTTATATCAGATAGCAACTCTGTACCTGCATCCTGATCAACATTTTCATCCTGCATATACTTCATTGTAAGAGCAATAAAGCGTTGTTTTTCTCTTTCACTTGCCCTTGCATCAGCATCGCCACCCTCTTCAGTTACGTCTACACCATTCTGTTCTGCAGCGGCTACAATAAAAGCGTGAATAGCAGGTGCGGCTAAAACCCCTGCATCAATAGTATGTATACCATTCATAGCACTTTTCATGTATAAACCCTCAACAAGAGGTGCTACAGGTACTTCTAAGTCTAGTAGAGCTATTATGTCGTCCATAATACCTTCTTTCATAAGCTTTTCAATGTAGTAGTTTATTACATCACCTACGTCTGATAAATCAGCAGGGTTTTCCCACGGATTATTCTTTGGTTCTGTAGTCAGAGACTGTCCTGGTATTGGGGCTTCAAACATTTTGTTTATCCTATTTAGTGAAGCCAGCGCCAAAGTAGAGGCCGACTATTGCTGAAACTATGTGTGTGTCTAGTGGGGTTATAACAAAGCCACGAGCTGCTTTCCAATGTATTGCATCTGGTGCGCCTAAGAGCCAATTAATGAAGCCACCCTGTACTTCTGTATAACCAACGATTACGCTTACGTCAGGATACCATACTGCTACTAGCTTTGGCAATACGATAATAGAGCCTACTGCAGATAAAGCTATGATCCTACGTGTCCAAGCAAAGTGTTTATCTTTACTGCCATGCTCTCTTGCATCACTGACTGCGCCTACAAGGGCTTTCTGTTGTTCTGCTTTAGCTTTATTGCTTTGACCCCAGATGGACATAACCCCACCTAAGACAGTAGAGAAAAGCATTGTGATTAATTCTAGTGGTAATCCAAACATTAGTTACCTCCTACAACAAGTCTCATAAGTTCTTCATCAGTAATATCTTTTCCTACTGTTATGTTCTTTTTAGCTAAATATTCTTTTGCTTTCTTTCTAGACATAGGTCCAAAAATACCATCTGCTTTTGTCTGTATTATACGCTGTACTGCTTCTATTGTAGTAGGTGCTGCTACTAAAGGCTGATCTGTAGTTTCACTTTTTCTATCTGTTAACCAAGACTTACCATCATAAGTTTTATTATTATCAGCATTACCAAATAAATGATTTCCTAATTGAACTGTTCCTCGTTTTCTTCCTTTCATAGCAGATAGCCACTTAGGTTTACTAACTTTAGTGTTTACGTAATGCGTTGCACCACCTGTTTTATCTACGTAAGTACCTGCTATTATGGAATCTGCTGCTTTATATGAATCTTTACTAACTTTAATATTCATCATATCTTTACCTTGACTTCCACCAGCATAACCTGTCCAAGAGTTCCAAGGAGAGAATTGACCTCTTTTAAGTATTACACCATCTATACCCTTACCGAAACGTCCTGAAGCAGCTCTATTTGCTATAACAGCCCCTACAGCTACCTTACCATCGTAAGTTTCTCCACTAGCCTCAGCTTGAATAGTTCGTGCTAATATTTCACGCTCAGACATTTGTTTTGGGCTAGTGTATACTACTGGCTTTTTAACCATTAAACCTGCAGGTCCACTTTTCACTACGGGTGCATTAGGTACTTTTATATTTTGCCCAACCTTAATTTGATTAACATTAGTTATAGTAGGATTAGCTTTTTGTATTTCAGCTACTGTAGTGTTATTATCTCTAGCTATAGCAGATAGTGTATCTCCTGATGCTACCGTTATAACGCCAGGCGCAACTACATCTAGCTCTTCAAACAAGTCTAACTCTGCTCTAGCCTTACCAATACGCATAGGGCTTGATGAAACAGTTTTTTCACTAGGTGTAGTCGGTTTATTATTTGAAGCATCATAAAACTTCATAGCTCTACTAGCAGAACTTCTATTCTCTGGAGGTCTATTCTCTCCACCTGAAGATCTAAACAAACTAAAGAACCTCTCTAGAGGACCTTGTTTCGGTTCATCTTCTTTAATATTATTACGAGAAGCTAAACCAGAAGGTCTTAACCTTGGAGTAGGAGACTTGAAAGATTCAGAGGTTGGTATTTTGTAGTTACTCATTGTTTAAATCCAATTATCAATTAAATTGCCTATTATTTTCATGCCTATTTTACCTAAGTATTTAGATTTAGTATCTGCGTCTGATCCAGCAGCGGCGGCGGCTTTGCCTTCAGCATCAATCTTAGCAACCATAATACTTGCTTCCCGATCCATAGCTGACTCAGCACTTGTCCAAGCCCATGTCATTAAATCACGTTCTTTTTGTAACATGTTATTATAAGTAGTCATTGTCATATTATTTGTAGCTAAAGTCTCATCTCTGTTAGCTTGGTTAGCTGCTGCATTCTCTGCAGTAGTAATATTCTGTGACCATTGGGCGTTGGCTTGTGCTATAACTAAATGGTTTTGAGCATTAAACTGATCTCTTTGATTACGTTGTAGTGTATTAAACTGCTCAATGGCATTTGTTTCACCTGCATTAAACTGTGCCATAGCATTCTTTTGTGCTACATTAAACTGTTCTACTTGTGCTTGCAGAGATGCAAAGAATTGATTTGTCTGATTCTCTGATGTAGCATTGAACTGCTTAGAAGCATTCATAGCGGCTTGATCTGAGAGTATAGCATTAGCGTTTTGTTGAGACTTAAACATACTAACCTGTTGTTCGTTATCTAAACTAGCCATATCCATTTCTAGGAAAGCTTTAGCATTTTGTACTTGAGCCTGTTGACGGTTGTTTAAGTTAGTCAAATCTAACTGAGACATAGCCGCTACATCTGCCATGATCTTAGCATTCTTAGCGCTTAAGTTAGTAAGGTCAACAGTCTGTGCCATACGAGCATTCTCTAATGCTATCTGTTGTTCAGCATTAAAGTTTATGTTAGCTATCTCA